ATACCCTGTTTCCAAGCCCAATGTATTAAAGCACCACTATTTTTAAACTTACCTATAATAGTCGTAGTGCCAGGTAGTAATCTTCCATCTAATTCATATTTTCCTGTTGGCATTATTTATTCTTTCTTTTCATATTACAATAAGGATTCAGCCCCCGTATGTTTAAGTTTATTTATGTTTTTCCAATGAGAGAGTTTTCTTATGGATTTTAAATATATTTGCCTTACTCTTTCACGGGATATGGAATATTTTTCTCCCAAAGATTGTAAGGTTTTTTTATCACCAGAGTTATAACCACTTAACTCTTGAACAATATCTTGTTCCCGTGGATTGAGTTGATTAACCATTTTTTCTAAAACTTTATGAGTTTCTTTTTCCATTATCAATAAATCTTGATTTTTGACTGGACTAATAATCTGTTTCAATTCTATTTCCTTGAAATTTTTTTCAAATGTCGTTTGAACAAATCCCTCTAATTGTCTTTTGGTAAATGCTTCTTCCATATTCATATCTAATCGTTCTAAAACTTTTTCAGCAACAGATGTGAGATTTCCTTTTTCATTTATGGGTTTTAATTTTCCAGAAAACAATTCACTTACTGCTGCATAGGAAAACATATTTAATTCACAAAACTTTTTAACACTTCGATAGCCACATTCTTCCATTCTCGACAAGAGCCTGTTATTTCTTATATGAATTTTAACCCTGTAATCACTCATTATTTATTTATCTTTTCTATTGTTTTAATTTCATCCAAGTGGTCCTGAAACCTATAGTCAGAATCTTCATTCACTACTATGGATTCAGTTTCCCAAGTTAATTTTTTAAACTTACTTAATCTTTTACTCACAGCTTTAAATGGCTTTGACATTTTTTCATACTGTTTTTCTAATTCTTTTAATTTATTTTTACTCATAGTTTATCCAAATGGTTTATCATCAACTGGTGTAAAATTCCATACTACCCAAGGTCTATATTTTTTTACCTTATCGGTGGTGCAGAATTTAATTCTATAACAATCATAGCAATACCAGTTTTTTTTTACTTTTGTATCAGGATCAGCATGACCATTACATATGCAGCATTTTGTAAAAGTAGGATATTTTAATTCATAACAAGTATGACAATACCATACTCTTGTAGGGTATTTTGCATTAGGGTGTTTAAATTGATGTTTAACTTCAGCAACTTTATCACACTTACAGCAACTATTCATACTAATTGACCTTGATTTTCATTAATGGGTTTCCAAATGTATGAATGAAGGTCATAGGTTTGGTCATTGAACTTGCTCCTTAAATTTTTAGTCAGCACTTCACCTTTTTTTAGTTGATCTGGCGACAAAATCATATATTGACCATCATGTTCAATCTTAACCCCACCCTTCGCAATAAACTTACTCACCTCGTATGAGCGAATATCCACCCTTCCTCTGAACATTTTAGTTACCTTTTTTGTATCCATTTTAACCTTTCTATAATCATTTTATATTATTCTCTTGTTATTTCAAACAAATAATATAGAAATATTATATGAAATTAGAAGAATGGCGTAAAACCAAGGGAATTAGGTATAGTGAACTGGCAAAATTGCTTGAATTAACCATTAAAAATCCGATAGCGAAACTTCGAGGATATTGTGTGGGAACAAATATTCCACGAGAAAAAGAAATGATGCAGAAAATTTTTAAACTGACGAAAAGAAAAGTATCTGCTAATGACTTCTACGATTTAAAATAATGGAATTAAGTCAAGAAGAAATAAAAGAAGTAAAAGATTTACTGCAAAGTTTAAGAAAAATTGATCCTGTTCCAAAGAAAATAACAAGGACCTATCAAAGAATCCCCACCGAAAAAGCCCTTCAATCTTTTAGGGTGTTGGCTGCTTTTATATGCCAAAAGCACAACATCACTTGGGGGGATTTAATAAGCAAAAACAAGAAACAGGAGTTTGTGAGAGCAAGGGTGGACTTTTCCCATGTTGCTTTTAATAAAATCATAAAAAATAAAAAAATGATAGGTCGTTTTTTGGGGAGAAATGGCGTATCTCCTCATTCTTCCATATCCCATTTGCTTTATAAAACCCCATCTTATATAACAGATCAAATAGAAGGTTTGTTTGAAAAAAAAGATGATGCATGAATGATAAAATCTTTTCAATGCCTGTTAGGGTCAATGACTTTATTGCCAATACTGTCAATTTAAAGAATGAAGAATTGGGAATTTACTGGAGGTTGCTTTGCTTTGCATGGGAATCAAAAGCTCTTTTATGCAATGACAAGGAAGAAATTTACGAGATCAGCAAAGCCCATGATGAAAGATCAAAAAAAGTAGTAGACAAGATATTAAAAAAATTTTTTATATTGGATAAAGATAACTGCTACTACCAAAAAGCACAGCGAGAGGAGTGGAAAAGGGTTAATGAACTCCATGAAATAAGGAGCGAAGCTGGGAAAAGAGGCGGTCAAGCAAACGCCAAGCAAAACGAGAGCAAAAACGAAGCACTTATACCTATACCTATACCTATACTTAAACCTAATAATTATACTAATAAAAAAATAAAGTATTCTGTTTCTTTTGATAAATTCTGGGAAGGGATAGACAGTATCAAGAATCGTAGTACAAAAAGCGATAGTTTTAAACAATGGAGTAAGCTGTCAGAAGAAGATAAGAAGGATCTGAAAGAAAAGTGGAATCATTACAAAAAAGAAAAGGGGGATTACTATAAGGCTTGTGAGCGTTTCCTAGCAAAAAGAATTTTTGATGAAATCAGCTTGGAGGAAAAGGTGGTCCAGTTTGATCCCCTCTTTGATGTCAAGAAATATGTATCTTTCGTTAAGAAGGGTATTCGTATTCCCAATATTTCTGATGACCAAGTATCTAAAATGCTTTCCGAAGGACTAATCAGCCAAGAGGAATACGATAGATGGTAAAAAGGAGTTATTTTGAAAAAAAAAGACAAGAAAAAGAAGAAAATAGGATCTGCAAAGGATTTAATTAATGAAATTAAAAAAAATTATCCAAACAGGGAGGGCGAAGTTGAGATTAATTATCATAGAAAAGATGGGGCTGACTACATTTTTTCCATTAAACCAAAGGATTATTTTGCAGAATTTTTCGCCAAAAACCTTCTGCACCCTGTCCCAGAGGTGAATGTTGGATATTATTTTGCTGGACTTAAATTAAGAGCTGCTTACTATCGGTCCTTCAAGCACCAAAAACTCATTATGTCCTATGAACCAAGACTGCCTTCAACAAATAACCATGATTATGTCCCCATTAATGATGGCTACAAATGGTATTCAATCTTATTGGACAAGATACCCCTCAACAGCAGAAAAATTGTTGATCTTGTCGTGATTCAGGAAAAATCAACCAATGGATCGAACACAAGAAGGACAACCAAATTAATGGACCAATTAAGAGATGGTCTGGGTGCTTTGTATGATTTTATGGACATAAAGACGAAAAGAAGGGCTTATTCCTAGCTTATCAACAGATTAATGATGATGTTCTCATTCTGTTCTTGCTTTGTTCTCAATGTAATGGTATAATCGAAGATTATATTAAAATGGGGTGAATTGTATGCCTAATATTAAAAACCAAAAGATAATATTGGACCAATATATGACACCGCCACAGTCCCAATTATATATCATAGACGAACGAACAATCGGAATGACGATTCACTTTGATGACTACAAAGACCAAAACACCTTCATATCCAATTATCACAGGGGATTAGAGGCCCACAAGGGAAAAAGATCAGAGATAGACGATTTTCCCCTTGTTTCGACCTTATTGCATTAAAATTCTTGATTAACTTTAAAACTTACCTCAATTTCATCATTTGTTCCTAGTGTTCTTTCACATTGGAACTTAATTGCGGTAAATAAATCGCCCAAATCATAACAATTATCATCAAAAACTGTTTTTTTTGTTATTTTTGGAGCTTTAAATTTAATATATTTCTTTTTTTTATGGCTGTATTCTCCTTCTTGAGAATTAGTAACCACAATTTTAACATTATCATAACTAATCATCTATTCACCCCCTTGTTTTAAGTTGAATTAATCTAGTGTTGCCAAAACCCGATCTTTTTACCTTGTTATGACCAGCATAATTTGAAGGTATTATTTCAATACTATCTATTGATCTTCCTAAACGATCAGTTAAACCCACTCGAATATTTACTATTCCTAAAGGTGTTTCAACATGAAGT